ACGACTCAACAAAGAGTTGTGTGTCATATCCATGCGCAGCATCGCGTTCCTTCCAGCCCCATTCGACTCAGACTTCTTCTCTGAGCTTCAGGGGACACAAATTGACAGGCAGATTGGTTACTGCACTTCAAGAGTGGTTTTACAACGTGGCAAGGGGCGGCATTGTTTGCGTTAGGGATACCAATATACTAAAGTTAAAACTTATATTGTGGGAGTGTATATCGTTAAACGAATTGGTTTATTTATAGATGCCAAGTGCAACATCTGTTAACTGGTTTATTTTTACGGACGCCAGTTGTAGCGTCAACTATTTTGATGTGAAGACGAAATCTCCAGGGTATGTTGGTATAACCCCAGTAAAATCATCACCCATACCTTGGAACTGACCCAGATAAATCAACTGTTGGCTTTGCGTCGCAGTGGGCGCCGCATTTTGGCCAGCAGGAAATCGAACTATGAGAATGTCGAAGATAACACTCGTCCATTCTTCATTAGACTGGGTCGGCAGGTACCGGATGGTTTGGTAATACGGGGACTGAACACGAATGCCTCCCTCAACTGAGAGGTCGGCAAGCGCTGCACCTTCAATCCCTGGGGTGAAAGACCCGTCCAGCGTATACCCAATCGATGATGGAACCTGGGACGCCGTTAGCATGCCTTGTGGTCGGGTTTGACTGACCGCTGCGGCAACGCCAGTAAGCGTCACGGTTTGAACTGGGGCAGCGTAAGTCTTGAGGGACCCACGCCAACCACGAAACGACTGCATGAACCTACCAAACTCTCCTTGCGGATAGAGTGGCCAGGTCCAATACTGACCAGTTCCGTTGTTTGTCCCATCATCACCATATGGTGGGCTTAAATTTGCCATTCGATGAAAGAGGGTTCTGAAATCCTCGATTTCTTCAGGCATATAAACGCCGGTCGTTTCCTTCGCACCCTCCGTTGGAGCGAGGGGTGGATAGGACATCCCACCAGGTGAATTTACATCACCAACCGCTGCCATATGCGCCTTGGCTCGAACACTGTTGCGCGCGTCTACGAGAACTTGGTCCCCGACGACTAACGTAACTGTGCCCTCACTAGGCCCTGGACGGCGGCTTAGAACCTCAAAGTCCCCGCTGTCGAGGCGAGAACTAGCTGCAGGTTTGGTGGCCTGCACGCGCCGAGATCCAGTAAACGCGGCAGGTTGGGAATAGTGCTGGGGTATCCGTGATGGTCGATTAAACCTTAGATTGGCACCCATGGAGTACAGAACCCATTCAACTGACCCGGAGTCAGACGTGTTGTTGGACGTCACCTCTCCGAGTACGCTAAGGCATAAAAAGCCATTTCCAATCGTTTGAGCACGACTGTTGTGCGTATAGTTGATGGCTGAAGGTACATAACATGAGAACCACTCTTGGGCTGAGACCACTGGGACAGACCAGGACATTTTCGTTTCCCCTTGAATCTGGGTCCAGGCGAGGATAATGTCACCGGGAACAATGTTTGTGGGAATTGCAGCCCCAGCTGGATGCCAAGAAATGGCAAGTCTCGCGCTAACAAAACGCGAGCAACTGGCGTACAACTCATAGGCCATCAAACCAGTCCAGAATGTGAAAAACGAACTTGCAACATTGGTTCGATTGGCGTAAGTGTTCGTGGAACTCTTATAGGCACCAAACTCTGGACCAACACCCCAAACTGCAACCACAGTACCATCTGTGACTGTCGTGGCGATGCTACCGTAATCCACCAGGCAAGGTTGCCTGCAGAAATTTTTAATGTTCATCATGTCGACTGTAGAACCAGCCGATTCTGGTGCACACGCAACTTTGGCTTCTGGATCCAAAGCCAACACTTCAACGGGGGCGAGACCTTTGCCATTGGTAGTGTATGGATAGCTTGAAAG